CAGCTGCGCCTCGAACACGTCCGGATTCGGCGTGCTGGTCAGCACCCCGGCGAGCACTTCGGGATAGGTCGGGTTCGAGATGTACGACGCGACCAGGGTGTGGGCGGCGAAGAACAGCGGCAGGGTGAAGATCTCGACCTCGTCGGGGTCGGTCGGCGCCTGCGAAGGATCGGTCCACTCGGTCGCCGGCGGGCTGTCGTATGTTCCGATGTCGAGCCCGAACACGTCCTCGATCAGTTCAAGCTTGATCGACGGGTCGCCGACCTTGCCATAGTCGACCGTGAGCACGCGCATCGCCAGCTGCGACAGCCCGTATTCCGGCCAGGTGAGCTTGATGACCGAAGCCGGGCGAATGGCCCATTGGCTCCGGTCGACCTCAACCGTGCAGCTGGCAAGCGGCTGACCAGCGCTGCGCAGGTCGCGCATAGCGAGGTCCTGCGCCAGCGCGGCGCTGCGTACCCCGTAATAGTTGCGGCTGTCGGAGACCACGCCGTCCTGCGTGGCAATGCTGGCATCGTCCTGGACCGTGATCGTCTCTTCCTGCTCGTTCGCCGGGTTTGTCCAGGTGACGATGATCTCGTTGGTGATCTCGCCCCACAGTTTGCGCGAGAAGTTGGTGAGGACCGCATTGTCGGGGGTCAGCTCGTCGAGCGTGTCCGGATCATAGTCGCCGCGGATCAGCGACAGGGTCAGCAGGCCTGTGGCGGGATCGACGTAGAGCACGCCGTTGATGTGGTTGAGGATCTCCTGGATGAAATCCTCGATCTTCGCTTGCCGGGTCCACAACAGCGAGAGCCCGAGTCCTTCGAGGTAGAGCGCGTCGGCCGCGGCGCGGAACGCGGTGTCATCGAGGGCGGATTCAGGAGTGCCCATTCCCCAGGTCGCGTCGGTCAGGCACTCGTGGATGATGTGCGCCGGGTTCATGTCGGGACCACCTATGGTGGTACCGAGAATTTCCATGTCCGCGTAAATCCAGTTCAATGCTCCGGATGAGGTAGTGGCATCGCGAACCTGCATGACCACCACGAACGAAGCAGACGGCGCGATGGCCTCGGCCGTGGCAGTATTGGTCCCAGTGCTGGTCAACGGGATTTCCACTCCGTTCACCCACAACCTGGCGTAGTCGTCGAATTTGAGGGTGAACGAGAGGGTGTCGCCGGGAGACGCGGCTACTGTCTTGCGCATCCAGATATTTTTGTCGTCTGGAACCGCAGTATTGTACGCTCCCCAAGAGGTTATCTCGGCATACGGGTGAGGCGACCCCTTATAGAAGGGCGCTAGGCCCGTAGCCCATCCGCTATCGTCGAAGGTGGGCGAGGAATAATCGCTGCCGGTTGTTGTGTCCGGTTCAAGGAGATACTTCCATCCTGCGGAATGCCTTGGCAGCACTGTCGCGGATGCGGTGAGGGTGGCGACGATCGCCGCCTTTTCGGAGTACCATTGCAGCGTATCGTCAGACCTCCGGAAGATCCGCTGTACGGTGGCCCACACCCCCGGGAGATAGGGGCTGTTCGCGCTCCAATAGAACCCGTCCTGCCGACCACCATGGAGGCTGAGCTTGGAAATCGTCCCGCCCACGGTCCACATGCCGGTGAGCGCGCTGATGATCGCCTGGCCGGTGAACAGCAGGCTGGTGATGCCGCGAAAGCCCGGCGTACTGGCGCCGTCGAGGCGGCCGAGCTTGGTCGCGAAGGCGTCGGGCACCACCTGGTCGGCCTTGCCGGGCATGTAGACCACGACGCCGCCGACACCGCCTTCCTTCTTCACCCCGCCGAACAGCTCGGACTGGCTGATGGCGAACGACCCTGGATCAGACTGCTCTCCCTCCCATGCCACCTTTTCCTTGATCGTCAGCTTCTTGATCGCGTCGACGGGGCCGATGCACACGCCGAAGTGCTCGCTCATGTAATACTCCGTGACCTCGGTCTGCGGCGTGCCGCCCTTACCCATGGGCCCGGCTCCTCACCGCCTGGCGCACGACTTCGAGCGCCTCGGGATCGCCGGTCGCCACCAAAGCCGTGGCGGGGATGCCGTCCCGCACGAACTGGCGCCAATCGAGCCCGGTCCGCGCCGCGAACTGCTGCATCCCTTCTGAGCATTTGCTTGCCCTCCGGGCGTCGTCGAGCGTGATCACCACTCCGGTCAGGTCGACCCCGACCAGCCGGCGCTCGACGGTGCGGGTGACGACCTGCGCGCCCTGGCCGTCGCCCGTCGCGAGCATGGCCCGGGCCGGGGTGCCGGCCTTGAGGTGGTTGCGGAAGTCGAGGCCCTGGGTGTTGAACCAGCGGCGCACACCCGAAGGGCAGTGCCCGGCCTTAATGCAATCGTCCATGGTGATGATGAGATCGTCGCCGACCTCGAAGTCCGCGCCCGTCATGCGTCCACCTTGTAAGTTCGCTTGGATTTGTCGCCGAACCAGAGGAGGTTCAGCCCCTTGATCGTGATCGTCCCAAACGGCACGGGCACCGGGCGGCCGGCCTCGGACGTGGGATCGTCGAGATCCTTCACCGAATCGGGCTTGGGCGTCTTGGGCTTCGGCGTGATCAGGTAATTGATCACCGTGAGCGCGACGACCGCGGCGATGAGTAGCCAGAATGGCACTATAAGACCTCAATAATACGGGTTCTTGTTGATGATGTTCTTGAGCGGGATCCACGGTTGCCCACCGAAATTCTGGATGTTGTCATGCAGCGATTCGCAATCGCCGCCGCTCTCCGTGAAGGCGCGATGGTTGCAGCCGAGCACGACCGCGACCGCGTCAGCCACGTCGAGATCCTTGGTGATGCCCGACAGGGTGAGCGTATCGCCCGAGCGGCGGATGATCGTGCGGCGCTGGGTCGACTGACCCGCCGGAGTCCACTCGAGCATCCCGCGCACGAACTTGCCCGGATCGAATGCGGCTTCCCAGCCGGCGGTGAGGGTGACGGTGGTGGCGGTCAGCGAGGCGACGGTAGCGGCCACTGTGGCTGCCGCCTTGTCCGCCCGGCACTGCGGCCCGTAGAGCGCATGCGGGCAGCCGTACTGGTAGTGCCGCCGCAGGCCCGGGCGAAGCATCTGGCTCGACACCGGAACGCCTTGCAGCGTCAGCTCGCTGCCCTCGCGCGCCGCGCCAAGCACCCGGCCTGACCACACGGCTGAGAAGGCCCCATCAGGATCGTCGAGGTGGCCATGGTAGATGACCAGCGTGACCACGTTCGAGGGCGGATAGACCCGGAACAGCTCGGCAATGCCGGTGTCAATGTCGAAGTTGATCTTGATCGCCGACCGATCAAGCGTGCCGTCTGCAACAATCGCCTCGCGGTCGATCGGGACCGGCTCGTAGGTCACCTCGCCGATGGCGCCGCCATGGTCGGCGGTGACCGCCTGCGTGTGGTCGGTGTAGGCGAAATATTCACCCGGCTCGGTGCCATAGGTGAACCGGAACAGCTGGATCGGGTCGCCGAGCTGCTGGCTGCTCTCGTAGAAGTCGACGCTCATACGAGCACCTGCTGGAACGCGGTGCGGATGGTGGCGAGGGCAGGGGTGCGCCACTCGGTCACCAGCTCGTCGGAGGCGAAGCGCACCCGTGGGAGCCAGCTGATGCGGGCGGTGGTGGCGGTGGTCAGGGTGACGCTGGCATTGAGGGTGATCGCGGTGTTGCCGCCGCTCGGCGCGATATCGGCGACCAGCCGGCGCAGCCTGGTGCCGTCGCGCTGCACGATTTCGATGGCCTGGCTGACGGCGGCAAAGTCGGTCGCCCCGAAGTCATCGGCGATGGCCTCACCCTCGACGGTGATGGTGGCGCCCGTCACGTCCGCGTGGAGCACCATGTCCGGGCGGCAGGTCGAGCGATAGAACGAGCCGCGCATGCCCTTGGCCCGCAGGAACACCTGCTCGAGCGCGGTGGCAGCACTGACCGAGAGCCCGGTGAACTGCGCCTCGAGCACGCCCAGGAGCTGCGGGACGGGCCGGAACTGCGCGGTGCGCCCGTGGCCATAGTCGATCTGCTCGACCGGCCAGATGTAGTCCATGCTTGGCGGGCCCGACCAATCCGGCTCCTGGCTCAGCACCTCAAGCCCGTTGAAGGTATCGGTTGCGGCGCCCTCGTCTTCGGGCGGCTCGCCGCCGGGGTAGACGTTGAACGCCAGCGCAAGGCGAGAGGCGGCAGGTGTGTAGAGCGACCCTTGCGCGGCCCCGATCAGTCCGAACAGCCCGGGGCGCACGATCGAGTCCGCCGGCCAGGCGTGTTCGAGGGGATCGACCAGGTTGATCGTCGCTCCGGCGATGCTCTCCACCACCACGGCCTCGAAAACGCCGCCTGCGCCGCACAAGACCAGCACTTGCCCTACCGCGGCCCAGGCAGGCGGCGAGGCTATGGTCAGCGCCGATGCGCCGAGCAGGCTAGAGCCGGTGCTGGCGACGTAGCGGGAGAAGTCGGGCATCGCCGCCGGGCGGTTCATGCCACCGCGCAGGAACTGGTCGCCCGCGCGCTGCGCATCGCCGCTTACCACGGCGTTGTATTCGACCGAGAGGCGCGGGACGTCGCGGATCGCCCGGCGCTGCTCGCGCTTTGAGCGGGCGGAAAACACATCGGTGAGGAAGGCGCGGCGGAAGCGGTAGCCGGCAGACCAATCCGGCTCGTGAGTCCACAGCCGCGCGACCCCGGGGGTGTTGAGGTCGTAAGTCACGACTGTGCCTTCTTGAGGCGGTTGGAGTTGGCGCCGTGGAAATCGAACATGGCACGGCGGCCGGTTGGGTCGCTGAGCCCAGCTTCCAGCGCCGCGCCCGGGCTGAGGGTCGGATAGAGCTTAATGTCCGGCATCGCCGCGGCGGCGCGGGTCACTACGCCTTCGAGTTGCCGTACCGCCTCAGGCGACAGGGTGGCAGCGCCAGCGCTCCCCGGCGCCGCGGCAGGCGTGTTGTTCGGGCGCACCGCCTGGAGCGCGCCGCCCCCGGCGAATCCCATGGGCAGCCGCCCGGTCTGGTTGATCTGGTTGAGGAATGGCAGGCCGAGTCCGTCGACCGCCTTCTTGCGGATCACGAACTCGCCATTCGACAGCCGGGCCGGGATGCTGTCGCTGGTGGCGGTGCCGTCGCCCATGACCAGTCCGCCCGTGGGAAACCCAACCGGACCACCGCTGGCGAACTTCACACCCTTGTCGCTGTTGAATCCCTTGCCGACCGCGCCACCGTCGGCGAACCCTCCGAAGATCGCCTTCAGCGCCTTTACGATTAGCATCTTGGCGATGAGCTTGATCAGATCCGAAAGCATCGACTGGATTACTGCGCGAGCTACATCGCCGAGCGACTTGAAGTTGACGATCGCGTCAGCGAGGCCGTCGGCGAAGGTCGTAAGCCCTCCGGCAGCGATGTTCTCGAACGCCTGGTTGATCTCGTCCGCCTTTTGCGGGACCTCATCCATCCAGTGCTGGATCGGGCTGGCGTTCTGCTCGGCGTTTCCTTGCTGCGCATTGGCTTTGCGCTGGTCGAGCGTGTCATTCCGGCCCTGCGCCGTCGTCGCGCGGTCCCTGGCCTTGTCGAGCGATTGCTGCTCCTCGCCGCTCAGCAGCGGAGCAGGGTGGTTTTTCAGCTGGTCGAGGCGTTTCGTCTGCTCTTCGTTGAGCTGGCCCTGAAGCTTGATCGCCTCAAGCCGGGCGATCTCCTCGTCGCGGTTCAACTGCCGCTCAGTCTTGAGGTGGTCCGTGAAGACTTGCAGCCGCGCGGCCTCGGCGATGATCGCGTCGTTCTGGATCCGCTCCTCGTCGAACTGCAGATCGATCAGTCGCTGCCCGAGCCGCTGGCGCTCCTTGGCGGTCTTGGCGACGCCCTCCTGCGAGCGCACCAGCTCCTCCTCGACGGCATAGCTGTCGGACTGGAACTGGAGCTTTTCCTGGGCGACGGCCTCCTGCATCCGGAACTTGCGCTCGTCCTCGCGGCGCTGGACCAGCTCGGTGCGCAGCTTGGCGCGTTCGTCGTTGATGTCGCGCAGCTGCTTCGCCTCGTCGGCATGCAATTTGCCCTGCGCGACCAGTGCGTCGAGATTGTCGTCGTACTTCTTGCGCGCGACCTCGATCGACTGGATCTCGAGCTGGGCGATCTCCTCGGCCGCAGCGATCAGCGCCTGGCGGGCTTCGAGTTCGCCGCCCTGCAAGGTGGCAAGCTCGTTGGCGAAGGCCTGCCGGCGGCGCAGTTCCTCGATCACGGCGGCGGCGTTCCCGGGCCGCCGGACCGGGTTCTTATCCAGTAGCACACAGATGAACTCGTCCAACTCCGGGGGCAGGTCCGGGACGAGCATCGCGGGCCGTTCGGGAAGCGTGTAGCACTGCTTGTGCATCAGTTCGACCACCGAGTTGGCGGCGAACGGCGGCCGACCGGTGACGAGAGTATAGAGCACCCCGCCGAGGGAATACAAATCGCTGCGGCGCGTCA